TTATTATATTTTAATAAAGAATTTATTAAATCTGAGTACCACAATAATCTATTTTGATTTGATATATCATAATTCATATATTTATTATACCAAAAGAGGGCGAGATATTCTCCCGCCCTCTTTATACATATTTATTACTTAGCTGAAACCAAAGTTAAGTTTGATGAAAACTTATACTTCTTTGCTTTAGCAGTATAAAGTGTTGCAAGTGCATTGTATTTTGCTACAAGTGCATTATATTCTGCCTTTGAAGCAGTGCTTGCATCTGCAAGTGCCTTATCTGAAACAGACTTTGCATCTGTTGCAGACTTTAGATCTGCTGCGTGTGCAGCCTTTTCTGTTACAAGATCTGCTTGAGCTTTAGCAAGTGATGCATTAGCTGTTGCAAGATCTGCTTTAAGTCCTGTAATTACTGCATTCAAATCTGAAACAGTAAACTTAGCAATTGCAGACTTAAGTGGAGCATCAAGACCAGTGATTGGTGCTGCTGAATTTGCACCAGTTGCAACTGCTGTAATTTCTCCTGCTACTGCTGTAGCAAGCGTTGATGTTCCAACACCAAGAACTGCACCAGTTGCAGTATTTGTTGCTGCTGCCGTAGTAATCGCCTTAGTAACTGAACCGTCAGTAAATGTTGAGCCAATTAATGTTACAGAAATTACTTCTGAGGCAATTGGATTATTAAATACGTCAGTTGCTGATACTGAAATAGTTGGAATTGTTCCAACTGAAGCATTTGCTGGTCCCCAAATAGAAACCTTTGATGCTGGGCCTGCGATACCAGCAATGTATACGATTGTTGAATAAGAACCGTTTGTAACAGTTACTGATCCAACAGCTGTGCTTGTTGTGTAAGCATAAACAGTAATCGTTGTTCCAACTGATGTTGAAACAATTGAATTTACTCCATTTGCAATTGTAACTGGATTTGCTACTGTATTAAGTGCTGATACGAGCTTTACGCCATTTCCAGCAAATGTTACAGCTGTACTAGTATCTGCACTTGCAGAAATTGCTACTGTGTGTCCAGCATCAATTACATTATTTGATGGAACTGCCACTGTTGCAGGAGCTGCAGATGTTGTTGCATTAACCACACTATTTACTGCTACTGACAGTGGTGCTGCGTTTGCAACTGTTGAGATACCGAACATTGCTAGAGCTGCAGCAGTAGCAATTGCGATCTTTTTTGTTGTTTTCATTTTTTCCTTTTCTCGTTTAGGTTATTTTCCTAGGTTTTTACCTAATTGTTTAGGCAAATCTAATATGCTTTTTACTTGAGCTAATAGTTTAGCATTTTCTTTTTTAATTTTCAAAAGCTCGGATTCTAGTATATCAGATTGAATTTGTTTTTGCTCTAGAGCTTCAATATACCAGCTTAATTTTTGCTGGGAATCATGGTACAACTGTTCATAATCTACATTAGATTTTTTACTCTTCAGTAACTTCATAATTCCCTACAATATCTTAAAATTATCAATAAAACCATTGTCGCCAGGAACATCTTCATCATTATCTACACCTAAATAATCTCTTAATGATTCTGGGATATGTTTTCTTTGTGGAGGTTTAATATAATTATCTTTGTTTTGATCTACATCCCGCTCAACCTCTTCGTCAAATGCATCATAACGATAAACATGTATTTCACCATCACCTTTAGGTGTTAATGATATCGCATTATATATTGCTCCGCAAGTTGCATCTGATAAATCTTTTGATCCTTTGCGTGGATGGTCTACCTTATCTTTTTTAACAATTCTTAATTCAAGTAATTCATCAATTAAAAGGGGTAAACGGGGACCCGAAATTCTTTCTTCAGTAACTCCTAAAAGCATGTCATCATAATGTTTTTTAGCTACAGATAATATTTCACTGTTCATTCCATATGATTTAATTTGTTCCATCATATCAAACGAATTCCATCTATCAAATGTAACCATTCTAATATCAAAACCTCTTTGTTTTAAACTAATGATATAGTTTTTTACATCAGTAAAATCAACTGCTCTTTCTTTTGTTGGAGTCCAATATTTAACAGCATCTACGATAATATATGGCTGTGCATTTGTATATGCTCCCGCCATTTTCATAGTTACCCATCTATCCACATGTGCCATAGAAACAGCACAATGGTCATGTTTTTGAGCTAAGTCAACATGTATATAATATCGTTTACCTTCTTCAGGTTTAAACCATTCTTTAAAACTACCGTCTTCTGCTATTGGAATATTTAGATTATTAAATGCTTTTTCTACTTTTTCACGAGATGTAAATAAAGCATCTACAGCTTCTGGAGGCATGCATGCAAAACGTGACAAAGCATCAATTGGATCTCTGTAAAAATTAATAGCCAGATCTTTAATTTTAATTGTAGGATTAATTTCCCATGTTGGTCTTTTTAAAGCAAATACTTTTGGTTCGCTATAAGATATTATATGATCTTCTTCCCATTGAATTGAAAATTCATTACCTTCTGTATTGTCTGGCAAATCTTCATCTACTTTAAAAGTATGTTCACGAATAACAACTTCTTTTTCTGCTACAACTTCATTATATCTTTGCTGTATATAATCATTTTTAAAACGGGGAAAAGAAAGTAAAAGTAATTTACCAAATTGTGGGAAACGGGAATCTACAGAACCTCTAAACATTTTATAAATAGCTGAGGCAGTTTTAGCTTGTTCATTTCCGCTTGTAGAATCAAGATCAAATCCAGAAATTTCATCAAGTACTGCAAATAAAAGGTTATATCCTTCCCAAGATTCTCTTTGAGAGTGACCTGAATGAACTGTTATACCTTTAGTAAAAGCAAAACTACTTACTTTTTGTTCGTATTTTCCGTCAAACCAACGACATCTTGTAATACGATTAGTAAATCCTTTAAAAAAAACTTGTTGTGCTTGGATAGCATTAATAGCAACATTAATAATATCAATACTATCTCCAGGAGGTTTACCATAATATCTTGCTGGGTCTTTTAAACAAAGAAGTAAATAAACTACATATGCACAAGCAATAGTAGAAGTATAGTCTTTTCCTGAACCTTTACCTAATTGAAATATAACTTCATTGCAAGTTTGTTTCCAGCGTTTTTCTCCTTCTTCCTGCCCAAATAATTTAATTAAAGTTTCTTGTTTATATATTTGAGTTGATGCTTTAATCATTTGATACTGATATTCAGATAGTGGGGGTAGGCCAAGATAGTCTTTTGAAGTAACAAATTCTTCAATACTAACTGGCCTTTCTTCAAAAGCATCTTCTTCAAGTGCTTCTAAAAAATCACTAAAATCAGTCAACTGATATAACCTCTACTCTATTAGTAACTTCAGAAAGTCTTCTTGCTACTTCTTGTTTACAATTAGGACAAGAAGATGTTACATCTCTAAGAATACCAACTAAAACTTCTTGTTTTCTTTCTGTTTCTAAAATCTGGTCAGCCATTTCATTTTTTTCGATAACCCCAGCTTTTTGTAACATATCAATTCTTTTTTGCTCTACATCTGCCACAAGTTTAAGAGCTTGTGCCTTTGTTCTTAAGTCATCTTGAGCATCAGCTTGACTAACTGTGTCCCAGGCTGATTTTATAACCATTGAATAATGCTGATCCGCTGCTCCTAAAGCTTCTTTAGCTCTTTCACGAATACCGCTATCTCCATGCATTAACTCACGCCAAGTATTTAGCATATTGGATACTTGAATTGGTTTTAAATCAAATTGTTTTGCTATAGCATTTACATTGCTTCCTTTAATAAATTCAGCAACAATTTTATTCATTTGATCAAAATCTTCTTTTAATTCTATTTCGTTCATTTGTTATCCGTTTTATAAAATCCAGAACCTTTGAATTGAATTCCAAATGGACTATATTGTTTTACCATTGCTTCTCCACACTTTTCACATAATTCTACTGTATCAGCCTGTGTCATAGGTTTTGATACCTCAACATATATATTACAATCTATACATTTATATTCGTAATTTGCCATGTTATTTCTTCTTTACTATCCCAAATTTTTCTAAATATCTTTGAATGGTCATATGGCTACATCCTGCTTCTTTTGCTATTTCTACAATATTTTTACGCTCAACTACATATCTTTTATATAGCCAAGCTTGTGATTTATACAAATCTGCCATTTGATCCCCACCATGCTATTCCTATTGCATCTGCAACATTATCATTATCAGTGCTAATGTTTAAAGTTTTAGCAAAATTTATTGTTCTTTGTTTTCTAAGTTCTCTGATTTTATTCTTGTACCACGAGTCAGTTTTTCCAGGAAACTCTTTTTTGACGGATTCTTTTTCAGACTTTGTAAAATTAGGATTGTTGATGAAGCCCTGCCATTTAAGTGGATGGACTTCAACAATTTCTGTATCTTCATATAACAATTCTCCCATTATTGCCCCAAACATGTAAGCCATTTTTAGCCCAGTTGCGACAGATTTTACAGAAACCGCAGCCTCTATACATATTGTATCATAATCTAAGCGTTCTCGTAGAGCTTTTACTTTTTGTTTAGCATCAATTAATCTTTCATACACATTAGAGCCATGAAAAGTTATTTCTCCCCATTTAATTGGATGAGAGTTGTGCATAAGACAAAAAGCTATGCTATTTGTACTAGCATCAATACCAAGTATTTTAGATTCCATTTAATATGTCCAAAATTTCTTTACGATCTTTAGCTTTTTGTTTAGCTTTACAATTTTCACATATAAGATCTGTAGTAAATTTACTTAAGATTTGATTACAATTTTTAGTAGAACATCTAAATTTTACTCCTGCTGATCTAGCTTTTTTATAATAATATTTTTCTTTTATTTTTAAATTTGTAGCTATTTTGCAACATTCATCTGAGCAATATTTTTGATTATGTGTTTTGGGTTCAAACTTGTTATCGCATTCAGCATAAGCACAAATCATAAAATTGGCTCCATTTTAGGATATTGAACTTCTCCTTCATCATTTTTCATTTGTTTCCAACAAACATCTTTTACTGGGCATCCTTTACATGCCCAAGTAGTTTTTTCAAAAGCTCTATTAGGTAATGTTTCTGCAAGATAGATATCGTATACTCCTCTTAACCACTCAAACACATAATCAATTAATTTAGTATTTTCTTCATTCATAGTTATAACAATAAAACATAATTCTTGATCATTTTTATCTTCATACATAAAAACTCCATGTTTATGTCCCCATATTTTCATGTATGTTAGCAATTGAATTTTGTGATTTGCAGAAGGTTCTTCAGTTAATTTTTTATTTAACCATTGACTATCTTCTGCTGTTTTTATTTCAAATGGAATCATAATATCATTATCTAGATCGTGGATTAAACTGTCTTGATACCCATGAATTGGCGGATCTTGATAAACTGTATCTATTTCGTGAGCTATTACTTTATAAGAACTATTCATTTTACTTAAACGTTGCTGAATTCGATCATGGGCAAATGTACCATTTTCCATTTTAGCTTTTGATTTAACTGTGGCTGTGTCTTTAAAATCTGCTCCATTAAAAGCTATAAACCAATATCTAGCACAGTTACCATGTCCATAACCTAATGTACTTGGAGAAAATGTTTTTTTCTGAGTAAATCCAGCTTTTGATTCTTCATCATAAGTTTCATAATATTGTTTTAAAAACTTTTCTTTATCAAAACCGCCAGGCTTTTTTTTAACTTTTAATGTTGTAATTGTCAATTATGCTCCATACCTTGCACTATACTTTAAACTATCTACTAGCTTATCAATTGCTTCTGATACTGTATAGTAAGTATTTTTCTTTTTAGAATTTTCCCCACCTTTTTCAAAGGTAGTGTAATATCTTGCCATGACAGCAAGTTTTGCACTTATTGCTTGTAATTTAACAATAAGTACAGGTGCAGATGCTGCTGGAACATCTGGCTTTGAAATAAGTTTAATAATTAAATCTAAAGCTTGATCAAGATCTTTATCTTGCATATATTCAGAAATATCATTTAATTCAGTAATTTGACTAATATACTCTAAAACTGTTGTTTCTGCCATGCTTCCACCATTTCTTCTAATAATGCCCATTCAATTACTGCTAGGCGTGTTTTTTGACTTCCTTCTCCCAATATTAGTTTAAGTACTGGATATTTATCCCGACTAACTTTAAAAGTGTCTGTGCAAATCTTTGCCCAAATGCTTTGCGATATGGAAATACTTTTGGAATATTCTTTGTAATCAACCACAAAATCTTTCCATTGGGCATCACCTTTTTGATAGTTACCACGCCCACTATTTTTTTGCTGCTTTGCTCCGTCACGTTTTGCTTCTCCTCTTTCAGACAAGTTGATGTTCCGATCTATGTCCTTTAGAACATATCCAAAAAAACATTGCTTTGTTTAAATCCCACCATGCATGATCTAAATCTTCATCACAATACTTACATCCATAAGTACCATAAATTTTTTCACATCCATGCTGATCTTGTTTTATAAAATTTTCAAAATTACCCATAAATCTTTTCTTTTAAAGATGCTACAATTTCTGAATTAGATCTTAAATACTCTAAAGCTTTAGCTCTTCCTTGAAATCTTTCTTCTCCGACTGTATACCAAGCTCCGCCTTTTTGAACTATTCCCATCATTTCTGCTACATCCAAAATTTCTCCAACTTGATCTATTCCAAGTGAATTACCTTGGTAGTAAAAATCATATTGCCCTGAGAGATTTTGCGGTCCGAGTTTATTGTAATCAACAATCCAATTGACTGGTCTTCCCACTTTTTGTTCAATAATTTTATCCCCAACTTTAATACCAGATTTAATAGCATTAGCCTCAGCTTCAGAAGACCAAAGCTTAATGACTGTGGAAGAAAAGAATTTGACAGCCATCCCTCCTGTTGGAATGTGGGAGGCATGCATACTGCCAAACTGATTACGTTGTTGTGAAATGAGAACCAGTAACGTGTTTTTATTGGCATAGTTTAACATTTTGACCGCATGAGTCATGTCCTTTGCTTCTGCACCAATTTGCTTAGTATCCTCAAGCTTTTTTAACTCTGTGCTATCCTTTTCAAAATAAATTGCAGGAAGCAATGCAGAAATTGAGTCTACTACTATTATATCAACTCCAGCATCCATTAACTGAGTTGCAACGTCAACCATATCATTTATAGTTTTAGCAGGGGAATAAATAAGAGAAGATGAATCTACTCCCAACTGTTCTGCCCACTTAGCATCATATGAATGCTCTGAGTCAATCCAGGCACAAGTTTTACCTTCTTTTTGTGCTTGACCTATCATTTGTAAACAAAATGATGATTTTCCAGCGGATTTATTTCCCCAAACAAGAATTTGTCTGCCATAGCCAAA